GGACCGTAAAGAGACAAAAGGCACGCCCAGAAAGACTCGGGTGAGAGTTAAACTATTTGCTATTGACACCAATGACAAAACTTGTAAAAATACCTGATAACTAGAGAAATTCTGCATGTGGCAAATTTGCCACATTGAAAAAGGCAACTCATTAGCGGCCTTTTACAACATATTCCATAAGTGCAACTCATCAGCGGCACAAATTCACTTAACTGTGAAGGTGTGTCGCTTTTTTCATGCCTTCACCAAACGATAAGGGTGCAAAGGCATGGCTTTTGAAAAGCAAATTGAGAAGCTGAACGCCTCAATTTCTGCGAAAGAGGAGCAGATTGAGAAGTTCAAAAGCGAAGTAAAGGCGTTTAACGACCTTGCTGACCACGAGAACCGCGACCTGACCGCTGAGGAAGAAGTCGAAATCAATAAGATTCTCGACGAGCAGGTTCCCGAACTTCAGGACAGTCTCGAGAAAGAGATTGAAAGCCTGGAGAAATACGAGCAGCGTGCGGCCTTCGCTGAGGGTGGATCTCGGAAACACGATCCACAGCGGGTCATCGACCTGGAAAAAGAGCGGAATAAGATCGTTGTCCCGGCTCAGGCCCGCAAACACGCGAACCTGAAAGCCTTTAAGGGACCAGACGCAGAGGCAGACGCTTACGCATCAGGTCGCTGGCTGATGGCAACCATCGGGCAGGATGAACAGTCCGCGCTGTGGTGTCGTGACCACGGAATCCAGACGGTCAAGAACGCAATGAGCACCGGCGATAACACGCTTGGTGGTTATACCGTTCCGACACAGATGGAAGTCTCGATCATCGCCCTGCGTGAGATGTACGGCGTGTTCCGACAGAACGCAATGGTTGAAACCATGTCTTCGGACGTGAAAACCATATCGCGTCCCGTTGGTGGTATCACTGCTTCGTTCGTGGGTGAGGGTGAATCCGGCACTTACTCTGATTCACAGTGGAAGAATATTGAACTGGTCTGCCGTAAGCTGATGGCGCTCGCAAAAATGAGCATTGAGCTTTCTGCTGATTCGGTTATCTCAATTGCGGACCAGGTAGCCCGTGATATCGCTTACGCTTTCGCCAAGAAGGAAGACGAATGTGGTTTCTTGGGTGACGGCACAGCGACTTACGGCGGGATCGTTGGCCTGAAGAACAAGCTGTTGACGACCAGCACTTACACGGCTGCAACGGGTAACACCGCTTTCAGCACGCTGGATCTGGCAGACTTCGAAGGCATGGTCGGACAATTACCTCAGTACGCTGAAGCGAATGCTAAGTGGTACATCTCCAAGGTTGGTTATTGGGCATCAATGGCACGTCTGCTGGATGCAGCCGGTGGTAATACCAAGACCGACCTGTCAGGTGCTCCGCAGCTTCAGTTCCTGGGATACCCGGTTGTTATCTCTCAGGTGTTGAACACCACGACCGCAGCACAGACCTCGACTGACGGCCTGTGTTACTTCGGTGACTTGAATATGGCTGCAACCCTTGCCAGCCGAACTGGAATGAGTATGAGCACCAGCAATGAAGTGCTCTTCACCTCTGACCAGATCGCCATCAAGGGAACGCAGCGATTCGGCATCAACGTCCACGAGTACGGCGCAGCCTCTGGCGATGCTGGACCGATTCTGATGCTGTCAACTCCCGGCAGCTAATAAATGACCCGCCGTCAAACACTGGCGGCGGGTTTCTCATAAATCACAGCTTTATCTTGAGGGAACAAAATGATTCCAGCACAGAAAACAAAATACGTTGATATCGGGTTCGGTGAGGCACTGATTGACAATGACAGTCTTACCACTGCCGCTATCGACACAAAAGGATGGGACTACGCACAGGTGTTTGTGCGAGTCGGTACTACTGACATCGCCATGACCGCGCTGAAAATTCAGGACTGCGATACTTCGGGCGGTTCTTACTCGGACGTTACCGGGCTTGTTTACGGTACATCGACCAACATTGCAGGCAGCACTTCAAGCCTGCCAAGTGCAACCGATGACGACACCGTTTTCATGTTCGAAATCGACCTGCGTAAGACTGACCGCTTCATCGACTTGGTAGCCACTAATGGCGACGGTACTGCCGGTGGTTTCCTGTCTGCGTGGTGCATCCTGTCACGCGGGGCAGACTCACCTGATACCGCTACCGAACGCGGAGCAGGCGACATTCTGAGGATCTGATATGAAGGTCAAGTTTTTGCGTGAATGGCGCGGAAACAGACGGGACACGGTCAAGGATTGGCCCGATGGTGCGGCCAATCTCTTGATCTCCCGTGGTATCTGCGCAGAAGTGAAGCCAAAGAAGACCAGGAAGCGTAATGGTAGCAAGCAAGGGCATAGCAAGCGAGTTTGAATTATCAACGGCACCGACAGGACCGGTTGTCGCTGCGTGCGATCTGCGGCGGTATGTGGATCTGTACGACAACGAGGATGATTCATTCTTGGCTGAGCTTGAGAAGATGGCCGTGGAACGCATTGAGAGTGATACACGCCGTCAACTTGTGACTGCTACCTGGAAGCTCTACCTGCCCTGCTTTAGCGATGTGATGCAGATCCGCAAAGCACCGGTGGCATCGGTTACGCAGATCAGATACGTGGACACTGACGGCGAATGGCAGACGCTTTCCAGCTCTGTTTATGAAACATTCCTGCAACGCGAACCGGCAGAAATCCGGCTGGCTTATAACCAGGTATGGCCCGTGGTCCGGCAAAAAGAACAGGCGGTTGAGATCACTTTTACGGCTGGCTATGGGACTGCCGACGATGTGCCAGAGATCGCAAAACATGCTGTCAAAATGATCGTACAAGATTCCTACAACAACTGCGACGGCAACGAACACGCCGTCCAGAACTTACTTTCTCGCTTGAATTGGGGGATGTGATGCGATGTGCATGTGACGCCACCAGCAAGCGGCGTAAGACAAAACTTGTAACCATCGAGAAACCGAAAACAACGGGGTATGACTCCGACTATGGGACGCACGACTTATCAGCTTCCACCAGTTGGGAACAGCATACCAAGGCATACGCAAACGTATCTACAAGAGGCGGCAGAGAGTTTTTCCAAGCGTCGAAAGTACACACTGATCTCTCGCATCTCTGGGAAGTTTCGAGCACGGCAAAGACGCGAGCCGCAACGCCGGAAATGCGACTGACCTGGAACGACAGAACATTTCAGATTCTCTCAGTGCTGGACAAGGATGAGGACCGGCGCACGGTCGAGATCAGCACGAAGGAGGTCGTCTGATGGCTAAATCATTCTTTGCAACCTATCTGACCGGTGACAAGCAGCTAGACAAGAAGCTGGAGCGGTTACAGGAGAAGACACGCAAGAAGGTCACCCGATCAGCGATGGGCAAAGCTGGAACGGTTTTGAAAAAGGCAATTGCGAAACGCGCACCAGTTGGCAAGACAAAGACGCTGAAGAAGTCAATCGGAGCCTCTACCAAGATCAGCAAGAACTTTAAATCAGGCGTTGACTTCCAAGGTTTGAGGGTTGGTCCGAACGTTGGGAAGACAAACAAGACAGACGATGCTGGCAACGTGAAGCCGCGAACCAAGAGCGCACCGCACGCACATCTTGTCATCCTCGGAACGAAAAGCCGACGGATCACCGGCAAGAAAAGAGACATTGAGAACACGCCGAACGTTGGGCAACCAACCGGCAAGATTGACGGCAACGACTTTGTTCGAAAAGCAGCGAGCACATCCATGCCGCAGGCAATACGCAAACTGAAAGACTCACTTTATAAGGGCATCGAGAAGGAGGCCAACAGGTGAGCATTCAGGCGGGCTTACGGGCGGCGATGCTGGCAGAGTCAACCATCACGGACATTACAAGCAACATCTTTGTAACGGCGATTCGGCAGGATGTCGGACTTCCGAACATCACGATTATCAAAACCAACGAGGAGCCAAACAACCATCTAGGAGGTGCTGGTGATCTGCGGTTTGCTGACTTCGATATTGAGTGCAGGGCGACGACTGAGAAGGGTGCGGTAGACCTGGCAGATGCTGTTATAGCGGCGTTTGAGGACTTCACCGGGGCGATGGGAAGCCAGACCTGCAAGGCTTCGCTTTATCTCGATTCAGAGGATGACCACGAGTATCTGAATGACGGTTCAATCGGTCAATTCGTAACAACAGTTTACTTCCAATTTCAATATAAATGAGGTGAATAAATGGCAATTCAGCCAACTAAAGGAACGGTTCTAAACTTCGTTGTGGCTGGTGGTGTACTGGCTGCGGTTGCTCAGGTCATCTCGATTGATGTGAGCGAAGCCACTACCGAGACATACGAGGCTCGCACACTGGACCAGTCGGGGCCGTCTATCGTAAGCAGACTCAGCTACCACAACCTGGACATTCTCCGCTTCCGGCGTGGGGCTGGGCGCGACTGTGGCCATGAATGACGGACTCAAGGGATCTCTGTCGCTGGAGCTGGCAGAGGTTATCACCTACGCATCATAGGAACAATCATGAAAGCAAAGATTGCACAAAGCAACGTGAAGTGCATGAACCCGGACTTCGACAAGAAGAAGTACCGGGCCATGAACAACGTTGAGAAACGACTCTACACAAAGCGCACGCCGCCAGTCATCCCGCTTGATGAAGGCGAAATCTGGGAACACCCAGAAGCGTACAAGCTGGTTGAGCTGGGCATGGCGACACCTGCCGACGACGAGTGCAAAGACGCTGCGAACATGTCCGACGAGAAGATTCAGGAAGCGTTGTCAGCTTACCGGAAGCTCTCACGCGGCATGGGGACCGGCGTTAAGAAGTACGACGCAGACGCAGAGGATGTCGAACTGGACGACGAATTCAACGAACTTTTAGAGGATGGAGAATACATTGTCTCTACTGACTAAAGAAGAACTATTCGCCAAGAAGGGCCGCGCGTTTCGCGTGGTCGAACTGCCGGGCGGTGGCACGGTTCGCATCCGTTCCCTGAAGTCTGCGGAAATCTCAGGCTGGCAGGCGAGCATGTTGGACCCGAAGACCGGCGAGCCTTGCATCAAGCGGCAGAAGCAATCGAGAGAGCGACTGGTGGCGCTGTCTCTGGTGGATGACAACGGCACACCGATCATCGGCAAAGAGGACTTGCCAGAGCTGGATCAGTTGCCCAACTCGATCATCGGGAAGATTGCGGTTGCTGCTCAGGAACTTAACGGCATCGACGGCGATGATTCCGAAGACATTCTGGGAAACTCAGAAGGGACACCGGCAGACGAGTAGCGTATCGAATCGCTGCTGCTTCCGGTTGTCCGTTCGTTGACGATCTGGCGGAGCATCTCGAATACGCTGAGCTGCTGGAGTGGCAAGCCTATTTCGAATTGGAAGACAAAGAGCGAAACGACAGGGATGACGAGCGAGCGATGGCAATCATTATCGGCGTTGCTCATGCGTTCGGCGGTGATGGGAACCTGGACTTTACCGAGTTATTCCCACACTACGAATTCAAAGAGGACTCAGAAGAAGTGACCGTAGAGTCATCAAAAGCAAACTTCGCTAGAGCGTTAGGAATCGGCTGACATGCTGGGAAATCTGGTTGTAAAACTAGGATTGAACTCGAAAGGGTTTACCAAAGGGCTGGACCAGTCACAGTCCCGGCTGGGTACATTCTCTAAGAAAGTTGCTGGCGGAGCACTCAAGGTCGGTGCTGCAATGGGAACCGCTGTTGCTGCCGGTGTCTCTGCTGCCGTATTTCAGTTCGCAAGGTACGGTGACCAGTTGGACAAAATGTCCCAGCGGACCGGGTTCACGACGAACGCGCTCTCTGAGCTGGGGTTTGCTGCTGAGCAATCCGGTTTTGATATCGAGACGCTTGAGAAGGGCATCGTGGGTATGGATAGATTCCTGCTGAATGCCGAGCGTGGGCTGTCTACCGCAACTGATTCGATGGCTGATCTGGGATTAACTATGGGCGACCTGCAAGGGCTATCACCTGAGGAACAGTTTATGAAGCTGGCGGGTGCTGTGGCTGATGTGGAAGACCCATCAAAAAGGGCGGCACTGGCACTGTCTATCTTCGGACGCGCAGGTCAGAGTATGATTCCGCTGCTGAATGCCGGTAGTGAGTCGATTGAGGAGATGAGGCAGCAGGCCCGCGATCTTGGAATTTCAATGAGTCCCGAAGACGCGAAAGCGGCGGCAGAATTTACCGACGCCTGGAACCGTGCGAAGAAGTCCGTCATGGGCTTTGTGTATTCTGTCGGTGGTCCGTTTATTCGGGTGTTTACGCGGGCGGTTGATATCGGCGTTGCGATGGTCAAAGACCTGAAAGATTCCTTCGGTGGTCTGATTCCGTCTATTGATGGCGTAGAGCGGGCTTTCCTCAAGGTAACACTGGGCTTTGTGAGTGGGTTCAATGAGGTTGTGCATTTCTTTGTTGCTGTTATTCCAGCGGTTCTATCGGGATTCGCGCAGAACTGGCGATCGGTGTTTAAAACCGCTTATGACTACGTGACCACGATCTTTACCAACATGGGCAAAAACATCGCGCGTATCATGGGTTCGATCTGGGACCATATTGCCAGCGGTGGCAAGACTCAACTTGACCTTGCGTGGAAGCCACTAGCCGAAGGTTTCGAGAGTTCAATGGTAGGAATCGAGATTCCGCAACGCATGAAGACCGGGCTTGAGAGAGAGCTTGAGCGGCAACTTGGGACAATCGGACAGGATGCCGGTGAGAAAGCCAAGAAGGGCATGGCAGACGGCATGGGACTTGATGAGGAAGGTTCAGGTAAATCTTCCAA